AGTTATGGTGAAGAAGGGAGAAGGGAGAAGGAAGGTGAAGGAAGAATAGGTAATACCCCACGAGGCATATCAGATACCAACATTAACCAGAAAACACCCTTTATTCCTTCTCCCTTCACCCATCCTTCACCCGATAGTGTGACCGATAAGCCCATCAAGCGACAGTGCTTGATGCAAGGCCCATCCTGTGTTGGCAAGGCTTCTCACGTCTATCCTGGTGGCTTCTTGTGCGAGAAACATTGGCATGATGTGACGCAACCTCTAGAGGTGCAACAGTGATGCCAATGGATGAATTGAGACAAATCTCAATAAATGATGTCGTACCACAAGAATTGTTAGCTGAAAGTGATGTCTGTATTCTGTGCCAATCCATTACGACACACATCACACCATCTGGCACACCAGTCTGTGATGAACACTGGCAAGCCTACCAGCAACACAAAGATAAATGGTGGCAATACCTTAGCATCGATAATGACATCAAGGCAGGTCTTTTGCCGACATTGCCTTGCTTGATATGCGGACATTGGGCATGGTCTGCGATACCGTCACAGAACGCAGCAATCAGTGATAATACCGCCAAAATCAAGCACACATCAGCGAAGCAGCCCAAACTCGATCCAAGCAAATACAAAGAGTTTCAGTGCGATCACTTTCGTCAAGGTAAGCGATTGGGGCACTGTAAAAATCCTGTTGTCATGGTCTACAAGGGCGCTCACATCTGCGCAGGGCATCTTTGGCTGTATGGCCTATCTTTATCTGCCTATGGTGTTGTTGGGTACCAGGACGCAATGATGTTACCAACACAACGCACAATCATCTGCGCTCATTGTTTGCCGCCGCGTTATTGGGCAAAACTTGCACTGCCAACGAAGAAAGAGGAAATCATGAAGACCCAATCCAAGTCAACCACCACACCCATCACCCTATCCCACAGCCAACTAGAGACATGGCAACAATGCCAACTCAAATGGCGCTTGACCAAAATCGACAAGGTAGCAAAAGCACCATCAGAGGCGCTTATCCTGGGCACCGCGTTTCATGCGGCATTAGAGGAGGACGGCAGACGAATTATTGAAGGGAGAGCACGCTATGACGAAATACGACTCTTCCAATTCTTTGCAAGGACGATGGATGATGAGCTTTATCGAAATGATCCCAACAAGCTATTGAAGTCGCAACAATTATCAGCTATGCGTGCCAAAGCACAGTTGATGATTCTGAAATACATCGACATCGTACAGCCAACATTCAAGCCGATTTCGGTAGAATCATCTTTCACCTTTGCCGTCAGCGAAGCGGTCAAGTTCACCGGACGCATTGACGCGGTAACCGCACGTGGCATTGTGGACTGGAAAACAGCAGGCAAACCGTGGGAAGCTGGCACACAACACAGCAAAGATCAGGCACAAGCGTACTTGACCGCGTTACCTGAGCAATCACAAGTCAGTTTCGCGGTATTCAGCACCGATGGCAACACCGCAACATTTCAGAGCCTCGCCACACAGAGAGATGAAGCGAAAGCAGTGGCATACAAAGCCAAGGTACTCGACATAGCAGAGGAAATCGACAGAGCGAAACGCTCAGGGCAATTCGCTGCCAATGTAGGGCCGTTGTGTGGCTGGTGTGAAGTCCTGGGAAGCTGCACAGCGGGGCAAGCATGGCTCAAGATGAAGGGCCGCGTTCCACAGGTACCAGTGATTCAGGCAATGAGGGAAGGAAACAGCAATGGCGAGTAAGAAAACAGCGACGGCGGCACCGAAGAAATTCAAGATTGAACCACCGCCGATTCAGCGCCGCCGCGCACAAGGTGACTGTATGCATACTGGCGCGGGTGGATTCACCTCATATGGCATTCCACAGCCGGACAATGGGGAAATCTATCAAGTCTGCCTGACGTGCGGCAAGCATCGCTCTTTGCCAGATAAGCGCAATCCGAAGCCCAAGACACCGAAGCCTGTCTATGTGCCACCTGTGATTGCTGGCGAATCGGTCAACCTCTTCGATCTGTCCACTATCCCCATGACCAAAGAGGCACAAGAGAAAGAGCGTCGCAAGCAGGAACTTGCCAAGCGCAAGGCGGCACAGGCAGAGATAAACAAACAGGCAGAAGCACAGCATAACCACAAATAGCCCTGTGACGCGCTGTAGTGGCTGAGAAATAACAGACGCAAATCTGTACGACTTTCTCCCTACACACGGTCTGATGGTCACTACAGATTGACCTTCATCGCGTAGAACGTCCTAGAAACGCCGTCAAATGAGACAAAGGTAAACTTATACAGCTTCACACCGTCAAGCCATCTGAGCAAAAAATGGAGAAGGCAAAAAATGGTATTCCCATTCTGGTTTGCCTTCTGAGATTTCATCCAAAGGAGATAACGACATGAACTTGTGTGACAACTGCGCGAAACGATTTCGCAGTGTTTCCGCATTCGACCGGCACCGCACTGGCGAGTATGCCAAGAGCTGCCAGCGCAACGGGACACGGCGCTGTATGACCGCTGAGGAGATGCAAGCGAAAGGCATGGTGCAGAACGCTAGGGGCGCGTGGATGGCTGCACCACGCGAGGGCGGCTATCAGCGTCCAGAGCAGTTAGTGATGAAAGGATTAGCATCATGAAAGAGCATCTTCCCAAAGGCGTCCATATTACGTACCAGCAACAGTACCGGAAATGCGGCAAAGATACGTGTGGCACGTGCAAGCGCGGCCCTGGACATGGCATGTACTGGTATGCTTATTTTCGCAAGCCAGGGCAAAAGAAGCTCAGTAGCGTCTATCTGGGCAAGGACGACCCACGGCCACCAGAGCGCATAGCAGCCGACGAACACAAGCGCGAATTGAAGCAATACAGCACGGTGAAAGCAGAGGCGACGGCGTGATGACATTGCTTGGCAATCCATTGCCGAATCGGTTCACGTTCGTTGATGTTTTTGGCCCATCTGGCAGGATTTATCAAGACAAGCGAACCGGACTCAAGATTATTGAAACGACATCACCACACCCGCAGAGCGACCAAGAATGGCACCATCTGAGCATGTCCTATCCTGATAAACTGCCCACCTATGACGAGATGAAGATGATGAAGGCAATCTTTGTGGGGAACGGCCATCACAGCTTGCAAATATTCCCACCAGAGCGCAAAAACATTAGCATCCATGATTATTGCCTTCATCTCTGGACGCCGCTAGAGTACGATGTCACGCCGGACTTTGGCATCCAAGGAACGATATAGTTACACAGTCAATTGATACGCGGTAAATTGATACAGTGTGTTAGTGTGTCCTGTAATCCTGGTCTAATACACCAGGGTTAAAGGATACATTTCACATGGTTACTGTCTTACGAAACGGGGCGATAGCAGTGGCGCTACTCGCCTCAACCGGACTCAGCATCCTCAGTGGTTCCCCTGCGCACGCCGCGCCGCTTGCATCCCCGGCATTCAGCCCCTTGACGCCCGTCACTGCACCCCACTATGCGAACATTGGCTATCCTGGCTCTTGCGTCTGGTACGCGCTGCATGAAAGGCCAGACATTCCCCCCACGCCAGTACCATATGCCTACCAATTGCCTCATGCATTAGCAATTAAGTACCCTGGCTATAACCAAGGGCATAGCGCGCAACTCTGGGCACTCGCTGTGTTTGCCCCCGGTGTGCAAGGGGCGAACAGTGTAGCCGGGCATATCGCGCTGGTGATTGCCGTTGCTGGCGATAGGAAGACGTTCCAGGTGGCACAGATGGCATCGCCTACCCAGTACGTGGTCAGCTACGCCTGGGATAAGGTCGGCAACGGCGTGAGCTTCATCTACTGAGCATGCGATACTGATAGTGATGCCCGCAATCTCAGGTAAGCAGGATTGCGGGCATTGTGCTAGTCCTGTGTCGCCTCTCGTTTCGCCATGATTGCACGTTGTAGTTCCTCTACATCAGAGCGCAGAAGTATCAGCCATCGTTCATCCAGTATCGAATGATATATCCGCATTCCCTTTGCCCTTACAAGCCGACGTACCGTATGCCTAGGCAGGTTTAGCAATACCACTGTATCGGCAAAGGATATGTATTCGCCAGATGATTCAGGATGACCAACTCTAAGATTTGTTCTTGAGATGATATTGAAATCAGTCTGTGATTGCCGATCCATGTAATATTGCTCTCTTTTCCCAAGATCATCGGAGGTGGCAACCTCTTCAAGTACAGAGAAGATAAAATCATTTTCTCCGTACTCATTCCAGGCAGCTTGCAATCGTGGATTTGTGTGAGTGCCATTTTCAAAATGCTTTATGTGCGCTCTGAATCTCAGTTCCACGTTACTTGATGCGCCGACGTAACTTTTCCCTGTTGTTTTACTCGTGATGGTATATACGCCTTGCGTCATGGCTTCACTTCCTTCTTGCGCGTCTTTGGCTTGCCCTGTGGTGGCTGTAGGGCCGCTTCAACATCCGACGGCTTCACTAATTGCGAGCGTTTATCACGCGGATTGTCATATACCGGGATAGCGCCACTCTGGATTAGTGCGGTCATCTTCGTGCGTGCAATACCATAGCGATCTCTCGCCTGGGCTATGGTGATAAATTCGTTCATGATATCCCCTTTCCATACTGATAATAGCAGATAGTATTATCTATGTCAATATTGGTACAAGATAGGCTTGACATTAGCACGTCAACGTGGTAAGATGACAGAGTAAAGTGATACAGCGGTAAAGCGGAATGAGGGAACGAAGATGACACCACAGGAAATCAGCAACAACACGAAGTATCAGGCAGCATTAGCGCGCGCCGACGCCAAAGGGATCGGCATTGTGGCACGCTACACTGACAAGTCCGGTGCGTTCCTGGGCTGTCAGGTACAAGGCACAGAGGGCAAACAATACCACGTGGCAAACGAAAACAATCGGCTCACCTGCGATTGTCCCGCTGCCTCATATGGCAACTACTGCATGCATCGGGCGATTGTGACACGTGCGGAGATGGAACGTGCAGCCTATTGGGCGAATTACTCAGCGGCTATCAAGATTATCGAGTCTTTGGGGCAAGAGGAAACGGCTTATTGCCTCATTTGTGGCACGGTGAAAGCTAACGCGGCGCAAGTTTGCCCCAAGTGCGGGCGTGATGTATTTCCTAGCAAAGAGGAGTTTGAAGCCCGTGCCGATGCTGAGCTGGCAAAGTTGCATGCTGAAATTGATGCAGAGGATGAGCTAACAGAGCTTGTCACGGGGCTAGATATTATTGAAGATCAAGCGGCGCAAGAGCAGCAACGGGTAGACGCGGCATTCGATGCGCTGACGGCGAAGCTAGAGATAGAGGTGGCTGACAAAGCCACCCAAGACGAAGCGCGTCAAACACGCATAGCAAAACTAGAAGCGGCTATCATTCGCTGGCAAGAGTGCGAACTTACACACATTGATTACTACCAAGACATGCTCGACAACCTAGAGGCACTGAAAGCGGGCGCGGCTTATAAGCAAGTCACATTCGATATGGAAGAAGTGATGCTGAGCGCGGGGCGCGTGTTTGGCTCTATTGCGAATAAATCAGCACATGATGTGAAGCGTCATAATCCCCCGAAGCAAGATCCACTCATTGCCCGCAACGACACTGGCCCGCGTCTGTATCGTGAGCCGCTCGCTGAGCGCGTCAGGGAGGTGATGTAGGATGGGAAAGTCACTCGCAAGCATTCGCCAGGAAGTTACAGAATTGATGGGTACCGCTATTGCTCAATTTACGAGCAATCCGCGTGCATCCAGCAAGGCAAAACAAAAGGCGCATGAACTTTTTGCAGACACTTCACTTGAGCATGGTCGATGGGCTGATAGATTTGCACCTGAGTATAACGCGCTTTTGCGACAATACAATGATCTGTTTCCTAAGCGAAGCGGCCACTACGTCACACGGTCAAGAGAAATCGGTTATACTGGCTATTCATATCAGGTGTGGATAGACGATAAGCCGAAGAAGAAATCGGCGGGCAAGTAGCCCGCCACACACCACACGAAACGAGGGACGACGCGATGCGGAAATATTACTATTGTCCTCTTTGCGATAAAAAACTTACCAATCGAGTTAGCGAGGTTTCTCATTTTCGCTCACATGTCAGACGTGGTGAAATGATTGAAGGTGACTATGATGCTGATGGTACATCTTTTGCCATACCTGAGTATCCACGTTATTTTATTCATGGGATAGAGTTAAAGAAAAGCTGGCCGTTAGAGCCATTTGATGAAGCATACCAATGGTGCAAGCTCAAATTTATTGGATGGTTGAAACGTGGTATAGGCACGTAAAATAAACCAATCTCAAGCTATGCCGTCGTTATGCTATACTTGCGCTAAAGCAATATGCATAGCGGCGGTACAATTTTATGTCTCACGTCCACATCGACATGTCAGCCCAGTTACGCCGTGCCCGCGCATTGGAATTACGGATCGCGGGCAAGCAATGGAAAGAGATCGCGCAGATCGTTGGCTATCCGAGCGCATCGGCGGCATTCAAGGGCGCACAAGCCTTGCTCGATGATACTGTCTCACCTATTGTTGAGGATATGCGCAAGGTAGAGGATCTGCGTCTAGATGCGATGCTCTCTGCTGTGTGGGATAAAGCGGTTGGCTTTACCGTTATTGATGAAGAGTCCGGTGCTGGCGTGAAAATTGATCCGGATCTGGATTATCTTGCAGCCGCGCTACGAATCTCCGCACGCCGTGCAAAACTGTGGGGTCTGGATGCCAAAGTGGATAACGGCGATTTCATCCCAGGCCAAGTCTTGATACGCGAGATTGCCGCGCCAGTGGATCAGGTGTAACCGATGCAACCTATCACCGTCACCTATCGCCCACGCGGCGCGGCCTATGACCTGTTTAGCTGCCGTGATGGTGAGGTGTGCCTAGATGGCCCGGCAGGCAGCGGCAAGACGCTTGCCATCCTACAAAAGATCCATATAGCGTTACTGAAATATCCAGGCGCGAAAGCACTCATGCTCCGTAAGACGCACGCTAGCCTGACAAGCTCTGTGCTGGACACTTTCCAAAAGGAAGTATTACATCCACTCGATAGGGTGAAGTTTCACGGCGGCTCAGCCAAAGAACCGCCCGCATGGAACTATCCCAACGGCGCTAAGTGGATCGTAGGCGGCATGGATAAGCCAGAGAAGGTACTGAGTACCGCCTATGATCTTATTGATTTTCATGAGGGTATCGAAGCGACTGTTACCGATCTAGAAACACTGACGACGCGCCTGCGCAATAACGTCATGCCCTACCAGCAGATCATCATCGACACCAATCCCTCATATCCTGAGCACTGGTTAAATAAGCGCATGCAGTCAGGGCAGATGACACGCCTCCTCTCACGTCATGAGGATAACCCGATCCTCTTCGATGACGCGGGCAATATGACACCGTTCGGGCAAACCTATATTGGTCGTCTTGATTCACTGACAGGTGTGCGCTATCTCCGCCTCCGCAAAGGCATCTGGGCCGCCGCCGAGGGAACGGTGTATCAGGATGCCTGGGATTCTGCCATCAACCTGATAGACCGCTTCCCTATTCCCCGCGAATGGCCGCGCTTCCTGTCTGTGGACTTTGGCTTTACTCACAGTTTCGTTTGTCAATTCTGGGCACAAGACCCTGATGGGCGCATCTATCTCTATCGGGAGATTTACAAGACGAAAACACTGGTAGAGGACCATGCAAAAAAGATCATTGAAGTCGCTGGCTGGCAACGGGACGGGGGCGATCCGCTGCCATATGCTATCATCCGTGATCATGATGCTGAGGACGGTGCAACTTTAGAGCGCCACTTACATCAGGCAGGTATCCATATCATGACGACGCGCGCTATCAAGAATGTGTCAGCGGGCATCAACGCCAGTGCATCACGGATGAAAAAGGCGGGCGATGACAAGCCACGTCTGTACATCTTGCGTGATAGCCTTGTCGAGATAGACCGCGAACTACAGGCGGCAAACCTGCCCTATCAGACGGTGCATGAGTTTGACAGCTATGTGTGGAATGAGAAGAAAGACGCGCCGATCAAAGAAGCCGATCATGGAATGGACTGTATGCGCTATATCTGCATGCACCTAGAAGCGCCGCGCAACGTTGAGACGGTCAAGAGTCTGTATCACTGAGGGGAAGCGAAACGATGGACTCCTACAAAAATGAGGGTGTAGAAATATACGAGCAGGTCACAGAATGGCCTAATGGTTTTGGGAAAGAACCTAGAGTCAAGAAATGGAAGCTCATTTGTACCTGCGTGGATGAGGATACCGCCATAGAAATAACAGGTATATTAAACGCTCACGAGTGGGCGAGTTAGCCCAATCCTAGCCCAAAGGAACGCCCATGCAACCATCATCCGCAGCAACAGCCACCATGACACAGCCGCAAGCCTCACCTATCCAGGTGCCAGAGGTCGATGATAAGGTGCGACGTGCACGCCAGGAACGCATCAAGCGCGCATGGGCAGCGTACCGGGGCGAGTTCAAGCCACCGTTTGTTGAGGATGATGGCAAAACCGCCACAGCAGACAGTGTGATTGTGAATCGGTGCGGGCCAGCGGTGAAGGTATCGGTCGATTTCCTCTTTGGCAAAGATGTGGGTATGACGGTTGACGACAAGGAAGCGCAAGATTACCTGGATGCCTTTTGGAAAGCCAATCGACAAAAGAAGTTGTTGAAGCGTTGGGCAACCAATGGCAGCATTGCCGGGCATGCGTTCCTGCGCATCATCCCAAGCACTGACCCCACATGGGTATGGCCTAGAATCGTGGTACTTGACCCGATGCACGTGGATGTCGTCACCGATCCCGATGATGTCGATAACGTGCTGGCCTATGTTATTCAATACGACACAGGCGCGATGGAGAAAACCGTTACCAAACGTACCACCATCGCCCGCAATGACGGCGGCAATGAGTACATGGTCTATGGCTGGGATGGCGATGAGCAATGGTTGATTGTGAATCAAGTCAAATATGGCGTTACGGCGGGCGCGGCATGGCAAATGGATGGCGACCCTATTCCGTGGGATTACCACTTCCCCCCCATTGTTGAATGCCAGAATATGGTCAATCCCGTCGAATACTTGGGTGAGCCGGATCTGACTGAGGATGTCATACGTGCCAATGAGATCATCAACTTCACTGCATCGAATATCAATCGTATCCTGAGCTTGTACGCGCATCCGCAAACATGGGGACGTGGCTTCAACGCCTCACAACTCGACAGACGCCCCGGCAACCTCACGATCATCAACGATCCGCAAGGCATGCTCGCCAATCTAGAGATGCAATCGGATTTGCATTCATCGCTCAACTTCCTGGGCGATCTGCGCGCGGACATGGATGAAGAGACAGGCGTACCGGAGGTGGCGCTAGGCAGACAGGAAGCCATACCGCGTGTCGTCTCTGGTGTCGCACTGGAATTGCTCTATCAGACCTTGCTCCAAAAGACCACATCCAAACAATGCTACTATGGCGACGCGCTAGAAATGCTGTGCAGCAGCGTGCTAGAGATGAAAGGCTTCCCTGCTAATATGGAAGTCACCCTGCATTGGCCGAACTTGCTACCACCGGATGACTTGGCGACGGCACAAGCCCTGACGGCACTGGTAGGTATCGGACTCAGTGAGCATACCGCGCTACAGGAAGCCGGATACGATCCTGATGACGAGGCAAAGAAGAATGCCGATAGCAATGCAGCCAAGTCACAGGCATTCGATAGAGGCCAGGGACCGCCGCCATTGAATCAGCCGCCGATGATGGTGCCAGCACCAGCACAGGCGACGCAAGGGGGAAATGATGGGCAACCCTAGAAGAGATGTTGCGGGTATTGTGCCGGGCGGCAAGGTGATGCAACTACGTGCCGACTTCACCAGGGCGCGGCTCACCATTGATAATATGTTTCCTGATAATGATCCGTTCTGGAAACAATTAGACAAAGCTTTGCAAGCATTAAGTGATAGACTAGTGCGGCTAGAGAACAAAGAAGCCGAGGACTGGCTAGCACGGCAAGAGCAGACAGAATGAATATCCTCGCCACCACCCGCGCAGCACGCGCCGCTACACTCGCCAGTGAACGCCAGGCAGCACTTGCCATTCATCGGCTGCATCAACACGCCATTGTGCAGGTGAAGGATGGTGTAGCGCGCTTCATTCATACCATGCAGGTAGCAGCGAATGGCAATGGTGGCACCGTTCCCCACAGTTTCGCCAAAGATACCAGCATCGCCAAACCGATAGCCCAAGCAATGCAGCAATTCGGCAACAGCGCACGCACGGTCATTAGCAATGAGCAGGTTGTCGCAACTATGCGCGGATCGATTATGGCGCAGCAACAATTGCGCGCCACTGTGCCACATGGGTATACCTGGCACTTCACACAGCCCGCACCATCAATGCAGGCGCAAGCGTAGCGCGTCTATACGCTCTTTGATAAGTATGGCGATGAGGCAGCTACGGCAGCGACCGATGCGATCCGGCTAGGTGTGTTGGCAGGGCATAACCCGGTTGTTATTGCGCGCGACATCCAGGATGCGCTAGGCAGTTCACTCGCCAATGCGTTGATGATAAGTCGCACAGAGAGCATGCGTAGTCTGCGAGATGCCACACTAGAGAATTATCGAGCCAATAGTGATGTAGTAGATTCTTATGTGTGGTTAGCTTCCCCAGACGCATGTGCGATGTGTTTAGCAATGTCAGGAACGGAGTTATCATTAGATGAAGACATGGATAGCCACCAAAATTGCAGGTGTACAAGCGTCCCCCGTACAAAAAGTTGGGCTGATATCTTTGCTGGCACTGGTATTGATGCTAGCGATATTCCTGAGACTACGCTTGATGTACCGCAAGGCGCGGATGTCTTTGCCGCACTGAGTGACACAGAGCAGCGCGACTTGCTAGGGCCAGCGAAGTACAATGCCTACAAAGATGGTGCATTCACGCTCAGTGACCTGGTAGGCGTCTCACACAACAGCGTGTGGGGCACGTCACGGTATGAGAAGTCATTGAAAGATCTGGGACTAGATGCGAGTGACTACAGCGATTGAAAGAAGGTGATTACCATCGGAGGCAAACCTAACCCCGGCACACCAAAAGACAAACGCCTCAGCGCGAACAAACCGAAGCCGATGCCCAAGCCTAAAATGCCGCCAGCGAAGAAGGGAAAATAACCGTTATTCGGTCAAGTAGGGCCGTGTAACCACGTCTAACGACAATTAGCTGATTCAAAATAACCTACTTGACGAAAAGAGAGGCACCACCCGATGCAAGAGGATAAGCGCGAACAATTACAGCGACTAGAGACGGCGTTGCGGTTGCGCGAAGAGGCAGAATACAAGCGGAACCTAACCCGTTATCTATATGAGCAGGAAATAGCGTCAGTTGTCTCTCAAATTGCCGGAGTATTGGACGCGCAAGAGGATGTTAGGATGCTGGCAACCATCCAAACTATCAACACGCATGCGTCACGTGATAAGAAGTGTGTGGATGCCTATATGGCATATATTGAGGCAGCGAGACAGCATACCCACACTGAAGATACAGTAACGCTTATCCAGGCTGAAATCAGCCTATGGGAAAAAGGAAGGTCAACCCAATGAGCGATGCACCGAAGTTCCTCGTACACGCGCCGGATGCCACAGGAACGGCAACAGTCACAGGGGCAGCAATGGCATCAGTTACCCATGCCGAGGGCAGCGCAACCATCAAGCAAGATGAGAACGTGTGCATTGTGCAGCATGGCCTAGGCGCGATACCGAACAACATCAAGCTTGACGGCATCGATGAGTCGAAGTATTTCAGCTACATTGTTGAGGTGACTGACCAGCAATTCCAAGTCAACTTGCATGTGCCAGCCGAGCAGGATCTGACGTTCACCTGGACAGCGGACATCTAGTATACTTGACACAGTTACAGCGCAACCATTGACAAAGACATGACAAAGAGGTTACACTAATGGCAAATCCTAATCCATCAGGTGACGGCGCGACGCCCAACCCTGATCCGGGCGCGACGCCCACTGTGGCCCCTGGTGCGACGCCAGTAGCCATGACCCAAGAGCAGATGCAAGCGGAGATAAAGCGACTCACTGAGACGCTTGACGCAACGCGCAAAGAATCCATCCAACACCGTACAAAGCTCACTGCGTTTGAAAAAGCACAGGCAGAGGCAGAGGCGGCGAAATTGGATGACGTGCAAAAGGCAGCGAAACGCGCCGAAGAGGCTGAGGCCAAAGTCAAGGAATACCAAGACAAATTGATGGCGACGCAAGTCAAACTTGCTGCCCAGTCGATGAACTTCACCAATCCTGACCTTGCCGCCCGCCTCATAACTGTGGAACCGGATGCCAGCGATACGGATATCACCAAGGCATTGCAAGCATTGGCACAGAGTGATCCGTATCTCATCAAAGCACCGGAGACCGCACCGCCCGCCGCCGCACCACGTCAAGCGCCGAGTAATCCGCCGCGCGGTGCCACGAATCAGCCCGCGCCCGCGCCATTCGATCCACGCAATCCGCCTTCCCTCAGTTCTATCTGGAATAAACCCAAACAATAAACGAGAGGTGTAAGCCTCTCAGAATATGAGAGGCTACCCTTATGGCCGTCGCAACAACTGCGGTCAACCTCATGCAATACGCCATTATGAGCAATGATGTGGCTGTCCAGGCCATCACCATGTCTCTCATCGACAATGGCAGCATCATGGCGCGAGACATTCCATTCGCCACCAAAAAGAGTCTCATTGCCAATGGCGTCCGCTGGCAGGGTAATCTGCCTACGGTCAACTGGTCCCCCCTGAACGCCGAAGGCACCACCACAGTCGGCACGCCTACCCCATTTCAGGAAAACGCGTACACATTGCGCAACTATATCGACGTGGACAAGTGGCTCGTCGAGGATGAAAACCAGATCCAAGAGCCACGCGAGGCACAGACCGCCGCGTACCTCAAGGGCCAGGCGTACAACTTCAACAACATCTTCGTGAACAACAATCACGCGGGCGGCGATGTGAATGCGCCTGTAGGCATCCGCTATCGTCTCGATAATGCCGCTGCGTTTGGCATCCCCACGGCCAATAAGATTGACGCGGGCGGTCTCGATTTGCGCCTGGCGACATTGACCGCTGCTGCGACCAAAGACGGTGGTAACGCGCTGCTAGAGTACCTCGATCAGTTGCTATGGTCTGTCGATTCACCGGAAGGTGACGGCGTGATCTTGTACATGAACGAGGTCATGAAGCGTCGCCTAGGTACCGCGCTCCGTGCCCTAGGTACCGATGGCGGCTATTCCATCACGACCGATAACTATGGCCGATCCGTCACGAAGTATCGCAATGCGACCCTGATGGATGTGGGCTACCTCGCTGATCAGGCGACGCGCATCATCACGACCACCGAAGCCGCAACGGGCCTCAACGGCGCGTCAACGTTCACCAGCATCTACGCGGTGAATTACAGCCCAGGTCACTTCATGGGCTGGCAGTTTGATACGCTCAATGTCCAAGATCTGGGGCTGATCAATAACGGCGTCATCTATCGCACGCTCATTGATTGGGCGGGCGGTCTCTTCCCACAGCATACGCGCTGCCTCGCACGCTTGTACGACATCAAGCTGGCCTGATGTGATGACTCGCTAGGGATTCATTTCCCTAGCCCTACTCTGTGAATTACAGGAGGTCATCACCGATGGCCGTATCCAATATGACGCCGCAAGAGTTCGCGGATCTGCGCGCGATGGTGGCAAAAGTCAACGACAACGTATTGCAGCCTGTGCTGGTAGCTATCGTAAATCAGCTGGGGCACGCCAGCGGACTCGATGCTGCTGAGGAAGATCAGCGCATCGCAGATGAAGCCAAGAAACAGGCTGATGCTGATGCGAAAGC